AGTATGAGGAAGAAACTGATCTGATAACTGGCGTGACGCTGGTTAAAATGAAGATCAGGCGCATTCGCAATACGCCCCGTTACATTGTCGAGTCAGTTCCGCCTGAGCAGTTTCTGATCGACAACGAGGCTACGTCAATTGACGACGCGATTTATGTTGCGCGCCGCAAGCTGGCGACGATCTCCGAGCTTGTTGCGATGGGCTATCCGCGCGACATCATTGAGATGAACGCCGGAACCGGCGGCTTTGAGATGAACAACGAAGTGATTACGCGAAATCCGGCGGATCAGTCGTTTTTCGGCATCACAAACACGACAGATGAGACGACCGATAAGGTTTTCTACGTCGAAAATTACATCAAGGTCGATAAGGACGGCGACGGCATCGCAGAACTGCACAAGGTCTGCACGGTCGGAAATGGTGCGTATATCCTCTACGATGAGGTCGTAGATAGCGTTCCGTTTGCGCTCCTTGAGCCTGATCCGACGCCTCATACCATCTTCGGCCAGTCCATCGCGGACCAGACGATGGACTTGCAGCTTATCAAATCCTCAATCATGCGGAACACGCTCGACAGCCTTGCGCAGTCGATTCATCCCCGCACGGTGATTGTCGAGGGTCAGGTCAACATCGATGATGTGCTGAATGTTGAAACGGGCGCGGTGATCCGTGCTCGTGCGCCTGGCATGGTGCAGCCTCTTACGGAGCCTTTCGTGGGCCAGCAGGCCCTTGGAGTGATGGGGTATCTGGATGAAATCAAGACGCAGAGGACCGGGATTTCTCGCGCTTCTCAGGGTCTTGACGCCGAAGCTCTTCAATCCACGACGCGGGCCGCTGTACAGGCGCAGCTTTCGTCGTCCCAAGAGCGAATTGAAATGATTGCTCGTCTGTTTGCAGACGGGATCAAGCGGTGCTTCCAGGGCATCCTGAAGATGGTGATCCAGCATCAGGATAAGCCTAAGATTATCCGTTTGCGTAACAGGTTCGTTCCGATTGATCCGCGTGGCTGGGATGCTTCGATGGATATGATCGTGAACATTGCTCTTGGGCGCGGTTCTGATGAGCAGCGGATGGTGTTTTTGCAGGGCATTCTTGCCCAGCAGAAAGAACTGATCGCCAACTTTGGGCCGTACAATCCTCTTGTCTCTCTGGAGCAGTATCGCGATACGCTTGCTGAGATTACGAAGCTGTCGGGTTACATGGACCCGTCCAAGTTCTTCAAGGAAATCTCTCAGGAAGAAGTTGCTGCGTTCATGCAGCAGCAGGCACAGAACGCACAGAAGGCTCCTGATCCGGCGACGATCTTGGCGCAGGTGGAAGCTGAGAAGATCAAGGCTGACATCGTTATTAGTGCAGCAAAGCAGGAACTGGAGCGCCAGAAAGCGGCGGCTCAGGCTGATCTGGACCGTGACAAGCTCTATGTCGATGCGATGCTGCGCGCCGCTGAGATTGAGGCCAAGTACAACACGCAGGTGGATATGGCGCTCATCAAGGGTGAGGTGGACCGCCAGCGGGCTGAAATCCAGCAGATGTTCAAGACCGCTCAGGGGCCTGCACCGACTGACTTCGGGGGCATGCAGTGAGGTCTTTTGACCACGAAAACATTGAGCGTGGCACCGATTTTATGATCGGCCAAGGAGTGTACTTCTTACACGCTCATCGTTTTGGTCATGACGATCTTTCTCATGCGTTCCGTTTACTCAGGTGGGCGGAACCATTTCCAGGTATGCGGGTACTGGATGTCGGCTCTGGTATTGGCTCTATGGCTGCTGCCTGGAAGCAGTTCATACCGGATTTGCAGTTTGGTTGCCTGAACATCAACAAGTATCAGTTGGATATGAACCCCGACTGGTGTGATCGCATCCTTGGCGACATGCAAGACATGCCGATCAAGGACGCCAGCTTTGACATGGCGATCTGCTGCTTTTCTATGGGCCATGCTGAAAGAGGGGCAGAATCCGTTATCAGGGAAATGGCACGTGTCGTGAGGCCTGGAGGCGTTGTTTTCATCTACGATATGCAGCCCGAAGATGAAGACTTCTCCAAGTTGGCCGAACTGTCTTACATGCTTTACCCTCGGGATCAGGTTGAGGCGTTCGCACAATCTGCCGGTTTATGGCTAGACGTGTACATTGAGCCGACAGATCGCGGGTCTGTTGCAGAAAAGATACCTGCTGTAACGGAGGTCTTTTCCGGTCTTAAACCTGCGATATGGAGATTTGTGAGGGGAACATCGTCATGACAGAGAAAGAAGACCTTTGGCGGGCAGCCAAGTTGCTGGATGGGGACAAGGCGGTTGAGGAGGTTTTCTCCCGCCTTGAGGCTCGTTACGTGGAGGACTGGAAGGGGTCTGCTCCTGATAACGAGCGTAAGAGGATGGAGGCGTACTATATGGTGCGCGCCATAGATGCAGTTCGATCCGAGCTAACGGCTTTGGCGTCTGAGCCGGATATTCTGCATTTTAACAAACGCTTGAGAAAAGCGTAACCGAGGAGTAAATTATGTCAGAAACCGAGCAATCGCAGCCTAGCGAACTCGGCCTTGCAGAAGCTGCATCGCGCATTTCTCTGCTGATGGACGGTTCGCCGCAACCGGAAGCCCAGAAGGCCAATGCCAGCTCTGCCGAAGTCGAAGAGACTGAGGCGACAGCGGAAGCTGCCAATGACGCGCCTGAAGAAGCCGAGCAGGCATCATCTGAGGATGATTCGGCTGATGAAGGTGAGGTAGCCGAGGCTGAGACTGAAGACGAGGCTCAGGACGAGCAGAACGAAGATAACTCTCTCTACACCGTCGTTATCGATGGCAAGGAACAGAAAGTTACGCTTCAGGAGGCTCTGGCTGGGTATCAGAGGCAGTCGGATTACACCCGAAAGACTCAGGAGGTAGCAGAGCGAAGCAAGTCCATCCAGGCGCAGGAACAGCAGATTGCTGCAATGCGGGAACAGTATGAAGTCTCAATCAACCAGCTTGCGCAGGAGATGCAGCGTTATCTTCCGCAAGAGCCTGATTGGGAAAAACTTCATCAGGAAGACCCGATCAATTTCCCGATCATTGAGAAGCAGTGGCGTGATTACAAGGCTAATCTCGCTGCGGTCCAGCAGGAGCAAATGCGGCTCCGGCAGGAATCTTCCAAGAAGGAACTTGAGCAGCGTCAGCGGATCATCGAAGAAGGTACGCAGTACATCTTCGAGAAGATGCCTGAATGGAAGGATCAAGCGAAGTGGACTGAGGCTCGTGGGAAACTCCGAGAATACGGCCAGAAGGTCGGTTATTCAGAAGAGGAGCTTAACGCAGCCACTGATCCGCGAGCGATCCTTGTCCTTGAAAAAGCGCGACGTTGGGATGCGCTTCAGGCCAATCGGCCACAGCCCCAGAAGGCGGCTGCGCCGAAGCCGATGCGCCCCGGAACGCCAGCGTCTTCGCCTCGCAAGCAGACTGATGTCATGAAGGTGAAACAGCGTCTCAAATCGTCTGGCCGTGTCGAAGATGCGGCTGCAATCTTCATGATGCTCGACTCCAAGAGGTAAATATCATGGCATCTGTGACCAAGGTTACGACCTACGACTCCGTGAACGCGATCCGCGAAGACCTCGCGAACGTGATCTACGACATCTCGCCCGTGGACACGCCGTTCATGTCCAACATTGGCCGCGACTCCGCGTCCAACACCTACTTCGAGTGGCAGACGGACGCTCTTGCGTCGGCCAGCACGACGAACGCCGCCATCGAAGGCGCGGACGCCGGTAACGCCGACTTTGATCCGACCGTTCGTGTCGCCAACTACACGCAGATTTCCACGAAGGTTATCTCCGTGTCTGGCACCGCCGACTCGACGAACAATGCCGGTATGCGTACCGTCATGGCGTATCAGACGGCTAAGAAGGCCAAGGAACTGAAGCGTGACATGGAGGCGATCCTCACCTCCAACCAGGCTGGCGATGCCGGTTCTGGCACGTCCACGGCCCGCAAGACCGCTGGTCTGCCCACCTGGCTCATCACGAACTCGCAGGCGAACGGCGCGACCGTTTCTGCGATGTCGGGTGCGTCGGGCAACGGCTACCCTGACACGGCTTGGACCAGCCTCTCGACGGCGACGGACGTTGCCTTCACGGAGACGATGCTCAAGACGGCTATCCAGCAGGTCTGGGAGCAGGGCGGCGAGCCGAAGATTCTCATGGTGAACGCCTACAACAAGACGGTCGCCTCGGGTTTCGCCGGTCTTGCGGATCAGCGCATCAACTACACCCGCGCTGAACCCCTGAAGATCATCGCCACTGCCGACATCTACCTCGGTGATTTCGGTGAAGTGTCGATTGTCCCGAACCGTTTCCAGCCTGGCAACTTCGCCTTCGTGCTGGACCCCGAGTACGCCTCGGTTTCGTATCTGCGTCCGTTCCGCACGTTCGACATCGCCAAGACCGGCGACTCGGACAAGAAGGAAATGGTCGTGGAATACGGCCTGCGGATCAAGTCCGAGAAGGCGCACGCGGTGGTTGCGAACCTCATCGCGTCGTAAGTCAGGAGGGGCGGGGAAACCCGCCCCTTTCTTCAGGGGGAGCACATGGCTGAAGAATACCGTCCCGGATCGTTTGTTCTGGATTATGACGCCCTGACCGGGACTATCGAGAAGATGCACGTCACAACGGATCAGAAGCTCGTGTTTGAGCAGACGGTTGACGTACAGGCGCTTGGCGAGCGCAATCAGGAGATCAAGAACGAGATTTCCCGCAACGACAAGACCCCTGACGGGCTTGGCGTCAAAGTGGCGTCTCTGCCCATGATGGTGTATCTTGATCTGCGGAAACGAGGGATTTTGGATGATAAGGCCGCCCTGCGTCGTTGGCTCCAAGGCGACGAGGCTAGGCCATATCGCACGCACTGGATGACGAGCTAATGGCGACGATCACCAACTATGCGACGTTGCAATCCACGATTGCCGACTACCTCAATCGGCAAGACCTGAACTCGCAGATTCAGACGTTCATTCAGTTCGTAGAAGCTGACCTGAATACGCGCCTGCGTTGTCGAGAGATGATCGTACAGACAACGATCACATCTACCCTCGGTGACATCTCTTTGCCTGCGAACTGGCTTGAGGCGATCAACCTCAAGATTGACGGCGGACAGACCCCGCTGCGCTACATTACTTTGGATGAGGCCGACATCATCACCTCGGAGCAGGTATATACCCAGCCAAGGTTCTATACGATTGTCGAAGATGTCATCCGCCTTGTTCCGGCTCCCGGCACGAACGAGGACATCGACCTGATTTACTACGAGAAGATACCTGCTTTGAGCGATGTGACGACGACAAACTGGCTTCTTACAAAGGCTCCTGATGTTTATCTCTATGGCGCTCTTGTTCATGCTGCTCCGTTCCTTGTCGATGACCAGCGGATTGGCGTGTTTGGACAGTTCTACTCACAGCGCGTTGAAGCGTTGATTCAGGACTCCAACAGAGCTTTGCACAGCGGGTCCCCGCTGATTTCCCGGACAAAGAGGGTCTATTATGGCTGACAGTTTTACAACGAACCTCAACCTGACGAAGCCGGAAGTTGGCGCGTCTAAGGACACATGGGGTACGAAGCTAAACTCCGATCTGGACAGCATCGACGCTCTCTTTGCTGCGGCAGGAAATGGTACGTCTGTTGGGTTGAACGTCGGCTCCGGTAAGACGCTTTCTGTTGGAGGCACCCTTTCTGTTACAGGAACGGCGTCTATCAGCGGAACGCTCACTGTTCCTGCCTCTGCTTCTCCGGCTCAGACCGCTGACGCCTCCGTCGTTTGGGACAGCGACGACAATCTTTTGACGGTCGGCACTGGTTCTGGCCGCAAGACAATGGTGGATACGGACAGCACGCAGACGCTGACGAACAAGACGCTGACAGCGCCTGTCATATCTACCATTTCTAACACTGGTACGGTAACGCTTCCGACCACCACCGATACTCTTGTTGGTCGCGCCACGACGGATACGTTGACGAACAAAACAATCAGCGGCGCAAGCAACACGCTGACGGTTCGCCTCAACGAGGCAGATGTTACTGGCACGCTGCCTGTGTCGAAGGGTGGAACGGGCGCTACGACGCTCACAGCCAACAATGTGTTGCTGGGAAATGGCACAAGTGCTTTGCAGGTTGTTGCGCCTGGCGCGTCGGGCAATGTGCTGACTAGCGACGGGACGACGTGGACATCGACAACAGTTCCGTCTGCGCTGCCGTCGCAGACCGGTAATAACGGCAAGGTTCTTCGAACGGACGGAACGACTGCCTCGTGGGGGTCTGCAGTTGTCTCTGGTACGGCGCAGACGCCAACGACGACTAATGCAGATTTCACAAGCATACCGTCGTGGGTAAAGCGCATTACAATCGCATTTAGCGGGGTGTCCACAGACTCTCCTACGGAGCTTACTATCAGATTGAGCACCGGAGGCGTATTTGCAGCTACAGGTTATGTTTCGACTGCTTGGATTGGTGGCAGCGGTAATACAAGCGACACATCCACGACGGCGTTTGTTGTTGACGCAGGCAATCAAACTTCAGCGTCGTCTCGAAATGGACTGATTACGCTCATTAACATA